TTTTGCTAAGAGGACAGTGTGCACAGTTCTCATCTGCATTAGTGCAAAACTCCACCGCCTTTTCAAACTCCTCTTTCGTTATCATCGTTTTCCTCCCACTCAAATCTTCCCTTGCCGCTGTTACGCCACTGACCGATACCTCTCAGCCTGCCGTAGTCCAGCCACTCTCTTACGGCTGTTTCCATATCGTCTTTTAGAATATCGATAGTAAACTCGACTGTCGCCCCTGCAGGAACTGTTTCAGAATGTGCCAGTGCAACACGTTCGCCCTGTGGTGTGCTTGCTCTGAGCGGTCTCTGACATTCGCCCATACCGCCTTTGAATTCGTATGGTATCTTGCGCTCCTCGACGAAGATAAGTCCGTCAATCTCTTTCTTGTATGCTTTGATTTTTGAACTAGCCGTGCCTGATACCTTTTTCAGAACACTGCAAGCGTCTTTGAAAAATCCCTTGACCTGATAATCCCATAGAAATGGTGTGCCGTCTTCCAGTGTCGGAAATACCGTCATAGATTTTTCGATCACTTCCGCTACGCCAAGTGCGGCTATCTCTTCCTCACGGCTCTTTGCGTCAGGGGCTTTCGATGCGATGTACTCATCGTGGATTGTGGTTGTTGCATTTGCCGTTCCCAAAATCTCTTCAGTGAACGTCAACTTTACTTTGATTTTTTTCATGCTCATGTCTTTTGACCTCCGTTAAATGTTAAATTTATTTTTTCCTTGCTTTTCGACGCCATACTGTGCCAAACTACGCCTTTGCTAGTCACTGCAGTTCCTTTGCTAATCACTGCTATGCCCTTGCGTCTCTATGCTTCTCAATGCCTTAGCCAATCAATGCTACTCTATTCCTTTGCATGACACCGCCAATCTGCGCCCTGCTATGCCTTTGCCTCTCGTTGCGTGTCAAAACTTCGCCTCACCTTTGCTTGTCAGAACTTAGCTATGCCTTTGCTTATCTAAACGGTGCTGTGCATACCTAGCCCTAGCTACGCAATATTTTGCCAGGCCTTTGCGTGGCTGTGCGGTGCCCTTGCAATTCGTTGCTTATCGACGCTAGGCCGTTGCTTTGCTGTCCAAATCAACACCTTCGCATTTCGTAGCCGTTCACAGGTTTGCTTTGCCGTAGCCAATGCTATTCATAGCAAATCCGTTGCATTGCGAATCTAAACTCTGCCGTCGCTTTTTTCATCGTGACTGTCATCATCACAGCTACATTTATGTTCCCATTTGTGCTGGTCTATGATACATGCTATGAATAGTATCACAGCGTAGAAAACTGTCAGTATCACGATCGTTGCGCCGATTATTGTGGCTATAAACATACCCTCTGACACTTTACCACTTACCTTTCGTCTGTATCTCGACCTTGACAACAGGTCTTGAAGCTTCCTTGATTGCCTGCTCCAGTTCTTCACGAATTGCGGTTTCGGCGGTTTCTTTGATGTTGCGATACAACCCGTAGACCGCTAGTGCGAACAGCGCCGTACATAACGCTATTGCAGCCACGAATCTGACAATTTCCAGCGTTGCTATCATGTTGTTCATCTTCTTCCACTCCTTTCTCTGCAGTACTCCGCAAAAATTTCTTCGGGGTTCGCCCCGATTATCTTGCAGTACGCTACGATTTGTTCAGCATTCATGGTGCCGAACTGCCGTTCCCACCTGCTTACAGCTGTCTGTGCCATGTTCAGCCGTTTTGCGATTTTTGCTTGCGTGATGTCGTTGTCGGCTCGGATAGATCTCAACCGTTTGGACATCACGTCATTGGCGGTCATTTTCTTTGCAGGCATTGTTTTCACCCCTTATCCGCTGATTTCTAGTGGTTTAATCCCGAGTATACAGTCGGTTGAGACCCCAAAGATTTTATGTAGTGCGATCATATCAACTACTGCAATGTTTCCGCCATTCTGCCAACGGTAATACTTGTTTCTCAACTTGCTGTCGTCGCACGTTCTCGTTCCGTTTTCTTCGGAAACCTTTTGAATCAGTTCCTCAACTGTAAACCCCTTGGCTTTTCTCAATGTTTCAAGGTTTTCGTATTTCATTGTCTCACCTCCTTGTTCTCTTGCTGTAATTACATTATAGTACAAAACGTACTAAATGTCAATACTTTTTGGCATATTTTTAAGTACAAAATGGCATAAATTTTGATATAAAAAGTTGTGCATAATGCCGAAATGTATTAAAACTATTGACAAACAGTACAATTTGTACTATAATATATATAGAAAGGAGGGATAAGATGTACGGTAAGCGAATATGCGAACTGCGTCAACAAATGGGCATATCGCAAGAAGAACTTGCCAAAAGACTTAGCGAAAAACTTGGTGTTTCGATTTCACAAAATTCCATAAGTAAATATGAAAAAGAAACACGAGAGCCAAGCAACGATACGTTGATTGCACTCTCGTATTTGTTCAATGTTTCAGTTGATTTCTTGCTAGGTATTACTGACATCCGTGATACCAGCATAACCGACGAAATACTCAAATATCTCAAGGTACTTACGGAGGACGACCTTCAAAGTCTCCTAAAAGTCGCTAGGTATTTGAAATGGCAAGAGGAACATCGGGAAGAGGAGCAGTAATGCTCTTCTTCTTTTTTATTTCCTTGATTTCGCAAAGTGTTTTTAAGATCTCTGCAATGATTTTTAACTTCTTTTCTTCTTCCGTCATATGTATTCCTCCTATAATTTATAAAACATATGTTCGACAAGCCTATTATATATCATGTTGTCACGGCTGTCAATACCCTTTTTATGTACTGTCCGAAAAATCGGACTGAAATAAAAAGACGTCAAAAGTATTGCAAAATATGCGTTAAAATGCTATAATATACATGAAACACACATATATAGGCTATGTGTAAATCATAGCATTTTTATGACATAAAATGCAAGCGTGTTTATAATATCGAACATTATTTGTTGAAACTGAACAAATCGTCAAGCCCACATTTTAGCGATTTAGCCAATAAGACAGCCGTTGAAATGCGTGGGTCAACGTTATAGTGTTCTATCTGGTCGATTTCAGAAAAGCTAACGCCTGACAGTTCAGACAGCTGGCGCAGTGTCAGACGTTGTGTGTGACGTATATCACGCAGATGTGTTTCGTATATCATATATATCACCTCTGTGGCTAGTATGTCCACAGAAGCCGTGATTATCAGAAGAGGGGTAGAAAACATGGGATTACGTTTTAGAAAATCAATTAAACTTGGCGGCGGTGCAAAATTGAACATCAATAAAAAATCCGTCGGTATGAGTGTCGGTGGAAAGGGCGCACGATACAGTGTCAACAGTTCAGGGCGACGCACAAAGTCTGTCGGTATACCAGGCACAGGGCTGTCATATGTATCAACGTCTGGCGGCAGGAAGTCGTCAAGCCGTAGGTCTCACGGCCGTAAGACGAGTGGCACGTCAAAGGGCGGTTGCCTGATGATGATAGTTGCGTTCTGCACTATATCGGTCATAGTCTACGGAATAGCGCACCTGTTCGGCTATAGGCGGCCGACAAAGGTTGAATGGACTAATGACAACTATTCTATCGCACTGAATGACTATAATCGTGACTATAGCCACATAATCTATTTGCGAATCACAGGTGAAACCGATGCAGAGGACGTTGACCCGAAAGATATCAAAATTAAAATCAGCAATCCTGACGTTTGTCAGTTAGAATATGATGATAGCGGTGCATATGTCACCTATGACGTGAAACCCATAAAGGACGGTTTTGCAGACGTGACCGCCACATATGACGGTGTGACATCTGACCCTATAACAATCACTGTGGACATGGGCGAAAAAGTCACTACTACCACCACAACAACAACTACCACCACCACCGCAGAGCCTGAAACCACCACCGGAGCAATCCCTGTGGCAACCACCGCACAGGATCCAGCCGAAACGATAGTATATATCACGGCTTCGGGCGACAAGTATCACAACAAATCATGCAGATACTATGATGATACCTGCACGCCAATGACCCTGCAGGACGCACAGAACGCAGGCTACAAGCCTTGCAAGGTGTGTGGCGGATAAACAATACCACAATAAAAAATGCCCCCACAGAGCGACCTGTGAGGGCGTGTACGGCCAGACCAAGCAAGAGATGATACTATAGTAGGAAGTACCCTATTATTTTATCATAAATTGAAAACATTGTCAAGATAATAGGAGGAATTTACATGGCAACAGCGAAGAAATTACCGAGCGGAAATTATAGAGTAAGGGCATATGACAAAGCAACGGGGAAGTACAAGTCATTTACTGCCAAAACTAAAAAAGAAGCCGAGTTAATGGCGGCTGAGTGGCTGAACGAAAAAGTGCATACTGATAATGAAATGACACTATGGCAGGCGGCCGAAAACTATATAAACAAAAAAAGCCCAGTGCTATCACCGACAACGGGGCAGGGTTATCTATCTATACTAAAAAATCACGGACAGCAGTTCGAAAACGTGCTGATAAGCAATATCACACCACAAATGGTGCAAGACTGGGTGAATGAATTGGCTGCCCGAAGGTCACCAAAAACAGTTGCAAATGTATATGGTTTTTTCAAATCGGTACTAAAATATAACAATATCAATATCAATTTTAGCCAAATCAGTTTGCCCAAAAAGGTAAAAAAATTCAAGGCCATGCCGCCTGCTGATGTGGTAGTTAATGCGTTCAGGGGGTCAGATATTGAAATCCCTGTTCTACTTGGCGTGTGGGGCGGTCTGAGAATGTCAGAAATTCACGGCATACGTCGCAAAGATATTGTCGGGGATATCCTGACTATATCGCAGGTGCGTGTTACTGTCAACCGCCAAATCGTCACGAAGAGCGAAGCAAAGAGTTATGAAAGCAATCGACAGATACGTCTAGGCAAACCGCTGGTTGATCTGATAGACGCATTAGATCTAGCCCCTGACGATTATGTGGTGACATACACCACGAAACAGATTTACAATCGGTTTGTAAAAAAAATGCACCCGTTAGGGTATGAAATATCATTTCACGATTTACGTCATATCAGTGCCAGCGTTATGGCAACACTGAAAATTCCTGATATATACGCTATGGAACGTGGCGGCTGGAGCAATACCTACACGCTAAAATCCGTATATCAGCAGACGTTCCACGAAGACCGCATGAGGGTTGATAAAATCATTGATGATTATTTCACCAATATATATGACACGAAATGTGACACAGATAAAACAAAATAGCGTAAAATAGGCAATCCAAGGCTATCTGCAATGGGTTCAAGTCCCGTCACCTCGACCAGTCACTCGCCGTGACGGGCATCGTCCGTCATGGCTTTTTTTTTATTATCAGAACTTAACGCCGCAGGGGGAGTTTTTGTATTACCTAAAAAAAAGCGTAACCCTTTTTATTTTGGTCGAAACGCAGGCTTGAACCCACTGTTCAACGTCCCGTCACCTCGACCAGTCACTCGCCGTGACGGGCATTGTCCGTCATGGCTTTTTTATTATCAGAACTTAACGCCGCAGGGGGAGTTTTTGTATTACCTAAAAAAGTAGGGTTATGCTTTGAGAAACCGAAAAGCGTAACTCTTTTTTTGTATGCTCCACATAGCAAACGTGCCTTATGACTAGCATTAAGGCACTTTATCGATTCAATCTTTCCCCAACCTCTCCGAAATCTCCAGTACAAGCTTCTGATCCTTCTCAGAAAGCCTCGATACGCTGTCCACGATTTTCTGTGTGAGAGCAGGATTTTTGCTGCCATCGTCGAAAAACTGCTGATGATAAAGATATAGAGCAGATAAAACGAACCATGCTTGAACGTGTCGAAAGTATCGAGCCTAGAATAAGAGATTATGCAGAAGAATGGCTCGATTATTACCTTGATTGTTGGGCCACTCTGACAGAGCGGCTTCCAAACAAATTAGTTTTTACCGATTATCATAATGAAGATATTGCTTTGTTCAGAAGCGCAGATAATCAAAACGGCTCAGATATTCCTACCATACTTAATTCTGTACGAAATGTTGAGCCAAACGCAAATATTTATTTTACCAAAAGATAGGGGGCAATTAAATGCCTAAACCAAAATTCAGACAAAAAGATCTCCGTTGGAGATATAAGAAAAACTCAGCTTATCACTACATATGGTGTTGGCGCTATAGTTGACTTTAAGAACGATACTGTTGTTATCGCTTCTACAGACGATTGGGACTATTCCCCTAATGACGCTGATGAGGTAGAAAATCGAAAAATATTCAGCTTTTTAAGGAGTTTCATCAGTTTTATGCTGCTAAGCGTTTGTAGATATCCGCACCACATTGCATACAGCGCTCTGATTTTCACTTGTCCTACTTCTTCTTTCCAAAAAACAAATCAAACAGAATATCCACAACATCTTTTACAAGAATGAATATCACCGCCGCCACCTGTCCCCCAATAGAGCGGCGGTATCTACACCACGCTACTTTTCAGTAAGATATTCATTTCTGTCAAACAACTGCTCAATTGAAAGATTTTTAAACCTCGGAATGTTGTATCCAAACGGCGAGTTGAGAGCCTTTACAAAGTCTTTCGTATAGCCGTGATTTTTTAAAAGATCGTCCTCATACTTTATTTTCTCTTCTTGCTTTGTGTCATTTTCCCTTTTCGTGATACAGCGCTGCATAACATAATGATAAATGGAGAAGTAAGAATCCACTGTACGAATATCTCCTATGTATTCTTTCAGTTCACGAACTACAGTAAGATGAGCAATACAGTTGCGGTATTTTCTTGTCATGCTGCTGTCTGCATTATTGATATCAACTTCAACGCACTTGCGCAGCCGCTTGTTCTTTTTCAAGAACAAATTCGGCGACTCATCACGATCATCACAAAGTTCACAAAGCGTCTGTGAAAGTATCCTGTAGTCATTTTTCAAGTTCTTTGAAGCCAACTCAGGAATTATCTCCTTATACAGCCCAAAATCACGTTCAAGGCAGTGTATCGCAATAACATACCTTGCATTGACATTTACAAGATTTTTCACCAGCAGATACATGACCGTAAGATAAAGCCCGATAACAGCCTTTGCCCTCTCCTTAGCCACGTTTTCTCTGCCCTTTGCCTGCTGTTTCACATTTTTGAAATCATCAAAGCTGATGTTCTTTATCATTCTCGCAAGCTCACTGCGCTTTGCTTCCAAAGAACTGTTCATGTCAGGAAACTCCACACAACTCTTGTAATAACGCTCTATCTGCGTGTCAGGGATACCCCCAAGAACAAACATGACAACTTTCTCATTCTTAGCCACTTCTCTTATCTTCTGAGCGTTCGCATACTTGATAAGGTATACAAACCGAGAGGACTCGATAACATTGTTTGTTATGAAATTTCTCAGACCATGTATGCCCTTGCCTTTTTCTTTAAGTTTTAAAATCTCGCTTATCCTATCATCCGTGATATTGTCGTCTATACCGAGTATAGTCAGTGCGTCACGGAACATCGTAAGCTTCGCTGAAGCCGCAGGCTTTCTCATGGAAGCAATGTTCTTTACGATAAAAAGCTCGTTGGTTATCCTCTGGCTGTCATTGAACAGCTTGTAGCCCGCCGTAAGCTCACACTCAACATCAACAGCAGAGCTTTTCATTATCTTCAAAAACTCCTTGATGTTATCAAACTTGCTGATAAGCGTTGTAAGAAGATCGTTTATCTCCTTGCCGTCAAGAAAATATGTGAGCATATATATCATTTTGGAGAAATACAAAAGGTCAGACGCATTCTTCTTTTCACTGTCAAGAATTTTCTCATCAAAATCCATGTCAGCCTTGCCAAGCTCCTTGATAACGTCACCGTTCATGTGGTCGGCGATATTTTCAAAATCATTCCTGAATTTGCCCCAAAGCTTTGCCGCTTCATCAGCATATATCCCCTCTTTTTCATCATCGGTCATTGAAAAACGCAGTTTGCGCACAAGAGCTTCGCCTGCGGCAACGTCATTTCTGTAGTGGTTGCAGAAAAGCAGAAAATCCATAAGCTTGTACATCTTTGAGCGCACAGGGTCATATTGCTTGTCCTTAAATCTGAAGCCGTATTCGTCCAACATTTTCTCACGAAGCTTTTTGATAGAAAAGCCGAGATTTTTCTGAGATTTAAGCACAATGAAATCATAATAAAGGCGTATGATATCATCAGCCTCATAGCCTTTCATCATATCAATAAGCAAGCTGATATTGATCTTGTTACCCTCGATAAAGCCCTTATTTATAGAATCAAATCTCTCATCTACAAGATAGTCAAGGGTTTCTCTGTATTCGGGATCAATATTGTTAATAAAACTGTAAAGGTCAAATCTTTTTGCACCCGATTTATCATGAAAAACACACTGTCTTATCTGCCCCACAATTGCAAGCATATGATAAACACGCTTTTTGTAAGCTTGCGAAACTCTTGTATCCTTTGTCTTTGGCTCTTCAAGACCGAAATAGCCAAGGCGCTTAGTTTTCAGCAGGACATTGAACTTGCTAAGGCTTTTTCTGACATTCGCTTTCTTATCATCAGATAAACTGCTATTATCAGGGTCAATAAAAACATCATAAGTATTATTTGTGGAAAGATACCCAATAAAATCGTCATGACTTTCTGAACCCTTTACACCAAGCATATTATTCAGCGCATAAACGATATTCGTTACATACACCGCAAGTATCTTTTCGATATCCAGAATGTTGTAAATAAGCTGGATATGTATATTATCATCAAAAGTTTTGCCGAAAAAGCGCTTTTCAAGCTCCGATTTAAGCCCCAGCATATCCCATCTTACAGGCGAGCTTTCACCGCTTCTGTGAGTAGGGTTTGAAGTATTTATCTCCACTCCGCTCTCAAAGCCATGCTTGCTGGAAAAAGTGATGTTTACTTCGTTTACACCATGAAGCTCGATATTGCTGCTGCCCTTAGAGGAAAGCTGAGTTTGGTTGTAGTCATTATTATCCACCTCATATTCAAGCACAGCAGAATTGCCCTTGCCGAAAGAGGTTATGTACATTTTATTTTCGCTGACAAGAATAGACTTCATTCCTGCCGCCTTGACGGAGGATTTTTTCTTCTCTGCCGCAGGTGCAGCAGCCTCTGCAGCAGGCATGGCAGCGATCGCAGGAGCAGCGTTATTATTTATCTCAGCCGCTTTGAGCTGTCTGGCTTTTTTCTGAGCCTCACGCAGCTCTCTAGGCTTCATTTTATTCTTTTTTGCCATAAATATCACTCCTTATATTAGTTATCCCTTAGCGCATTGAGCGTTAAGGGATTTTTTTATTTGTTGGTTTTGATGTTAAACTTTGCCAGCTAGTGCAAATTCGCACCAGTGTAGTAGATGATGTCCCTGCTCGGTCTTGAAGATGAAGTTTTAGACTAGTGCAAATTCGCACCAGTGTAGTAGCGCACGATAAAATCGCATAAGGAGGTGTAAGTTTTAGACTAGTGCAAATTCGCACCGGTGTAGTAGTCAAGTGTCCGATATGCAGAAGGCAGATGAGTTTTAGACTAGTGCAAAATCGCACCAGTGTAGTAGAAATATGTTTTACAAGAAAAGCTACATAGAGTTTTAGACTAGTGCAAATTCGCACTAGTGTAGTAGTTGCATTTGTAGACAATGAAGAAAAAGCTTGTTTTAGACTAGTGCAAATTCGCACCAGTGTAGTAGGTCAAAGTTGACAAAATAATCAATGATATTCTGTGATAAAACACCAAACTTATTTTATCGACGCTTTAATATATATATTATACCATTTTCGGACATAAATGTCAATAGAAAGTGGTTGTTTTACATAAAGCATTTTCATCACCTCCCGTCTGTTGTTATTTCATCTCATTCCCCAATCTCCTTGACAGCTGCGATAGCGCAGTCAAGTACAGCTACAATGATAGCCGTAAGGATCGTCTTTCCCATTTTTATCACCTCCTGTCCTTTGTTCTGTATACATTATACCACCTTATCATCGTCAACAAAAGTGTAATTATCAAAAACTTTTTTGTCTATGTTTTTGCACATTTATCACGTTTTACGGCATTTATATCATAATTTCAACAAAATAATTTTCTATGATATTGACAAAAAGTACATTTGTGATATAATGGATACAAGAGGTGATAAAAATGAGCATGACCCCAAGCACATTTCTGCCCAAGCGTGAGGGCGGCGTACCATATATCGCAGAAGTGCAATCCATACCCCTCTCACCCTCTGCATATTCCGTCATTATCAAGGACAAGTCCATATTTGAAACAAGCCTTTCCCCTAACGGCAGCGTATCAATGTCCTCATTTCTCACAAGTATATTTGATTCAGCATATATCGCATCATTAAAATACAAGAGTGACGATAACTATAAATATATTGGTATCCCACTTCTGAACGCATTCGTAGAATGGCAGATCAAGGAGATCAATGACGGCCTTGATGATAAAAGCAAGGAGATAATAAAAAGCTATCTTATCTCAAAGCTCTCTGCAAAATACGAAAAGACCAAGACCGAAAATGCAGTGCGAGTAAGGCTCAGCATATGCCGTGACCTTTACGATACACTGAGCAGTGATGACCTTTATTATGAAAACAAAGTGTACAGCTCGACCCTAAGAAGATTTCTGAAAGCCGTGTAT